TTAATCAAATATGTTCATAGCTTGATGTTTTTTATCAGTATATAAATGAGAGTACGTTTGAATTGTTTCTGTAATGTTAGAGTGCCTCATTAATTCCATTAATAAATACATATCTACACCATTATTAATTAAATAGCTTGCGTACGAGTGTCTTAAATGGTGTATTTTTAGATTCGGGAATACAGATTTAAAATGATACGAATAGGTAACGTATCTAATAGGTTCTAACCCCCCGAATATAAAATAGTTTTCGTCAAAATATTTATATCTTTTAGAAGATTCATTATACATGTTTTTAAGCATCTCTCTAATTAATTTTGGTACAGGTATTATCCCTTTAGAATTTTCTTTTTTTAGATTATATTCAATTTCTCTATTACTTAAATTGATTTTCTTATTTACGTCAATTTCGCCTTTTATTTTATCGTAATCTTTCCACTGCAAAGCTAAAGCTTCGCCTATTCTAAGACCAGAATAAAATAACAGTTTAGTTAGCTGACGAGAAGTATCGTTTGTGATTTGTTCTACTTTTTCATCAAATTCTTCACGAGTGATAAATTTAGCTTGTGGTTTTGTTCTGGGAATAGGAGTTACCGATAATGTGGGGTCGTATAAGAGCTTGTAATGCTTTTTGGCGTAATTGATAACTGCTTTAAAACCTGCCCACACAGATCGTGCATAGCCAACAGAAAGACCTGCATCGTTTAACAAATAATTCCTGAAAGCAGTACATTGCGTAGTAGTGATTTTGCCAATAGGGATATTTCCGAACCTTTCTTTTATGTGAGTATTATATTCTGTAGTTCGCTTTTCTATTGAGCGTGCAGAAAGATTTTCATTTTTTAAACGATTAAAAAATATATATTCAAAGGGTTGATTGTCCGAGTATCCATATTTAACATTTTGTATAAATTCGCTTTCGGCTAGTTTGGCATCTTTCTTACGTTCAAACCCACGCTTCATTTTTCGTTTGTTATTACCGTATACATCTTTATATCTAATGGAAAAATACCATTTACCTGTATTATCATCCTTATATACTGGCATTTTGCTTCTCCCTCCTCAAAATTGGCAAAAAATAATAAGGGTAGGCGTGCTACCCGTGAAAATTGTATAAAAAAAGAGAGAGCGCAGATGCACCCTCTCATGTCGCAAATATTTCAGCGACTTGTCTAATTTGAAGCTTGCCGCAAATATTTCAGCGGCTTGTTTTGTATATATGTAATATACCATCAAAGAGAGTGTAGTTCAAGCGATTTAACTAAGAAATCTAATTTTTATACTATTTTCAATTTTATCTACTGTTTCTTTTGAATATGATATTTCTCCGGCAGGGTCATACCTATTAATTTTCGATATTCTATCCTTGCTGATTGTAGTGATATTTAAAACGTTAGCATAGGTCTTTTTATACTTGAATCGCTCATATCTTTTGCGAACCTTCGAATATTTTTTGAAGTCGTCATTCAGCGATTTGTTTTCATCAAGTAATTTTTGATCGTATGGGTTTTCTGCTTTTGACACCTTTTCAAGATTGTTCATGATTTTTTTAGCTAAATCCTTACCCGTTACGTCCATTTTTTCCAATACTAAAGGTAACAAATCTTCTTCGATATGCACATTGAATTTACTTCTGGAAGATGTAAGTGGAACTACCGTTAATATTGGATTTTTATTTGAATCGTGATTATTAAGTACCATACAAAAATGGTTTCCAGAAAACTCTCTGCCAACATTAACACCTAACTTTACATAAATTATAGTGCCTTTTTTATATCTGGTGTAACTTTTGTTTTCTTTTAACAATCTAACTTCATCCAATAAAAACTCTGAATATTCAAGACACCATGAATTCATATATTTAAATTTGTAAATCTCGCTATTTTGAATCTTTTTAAAATTATTAACTGCTGTTTCTAAAGGTGCGTTCTCTTCCATCCCTCATCCTCCTCACGCCACATAGGCGCTATTAATCTTCCTTCTTTCTTATTGAAAAAATAAAAAAGATGATTGGGATGCTTAACATTAATGGAAAAAATATGACTATTGGTAATGACAGTACCGCCATATATAAGAAGAATTTATCAAAATTATATTTTCTCATTTTCATTTCTCCTTTGTTTATATTTCCTTATATTTAAAAACTCTCAACGGCTCAAATGTGATCGAATACTCGCCATAGTGAGTTCCAATACCATATATCTTTTTATATTGTTCTATTGCTTCTAATATGTATTCTTCGCTTAATTGTAGATACTCAGACAATTCATACAAGTTACGTACGCCATAATTATAAGCTTCTACAATTTCGCGTAATGGAACAGCTGAGATAAAGCCGTGTCTACGTGCGTAATTTTCGAACTTGCGATTGTTGAATTTCGAGTAATCGGCTATATCACCGTATGTAAGTTTATTATGTGCTAATTCTTCAAAGAGAATCCCTGCCTTTTCTCTATCTGATAAACCACGCTTTATCAAAATTAAATCTCCTAACCATACCCCGTCTAAATTATCTGGAAGCACATCAGCCTCTCTTATTTCAATATAATCATGTTGTATTAAAGTTTCTTCATATAATCCCATCTGATACATCCTTTACTTACGTTTGCTTCTTATATAATCTGCATAATCTAAAACTCTTTGCCATTCGTCATCTGTCAATTCTCCTTCAAGATGAGCTGCACGATGTTGTACTTCATCATCGTTTTCTTCAACCCACCCCATTAAATACGCAGGATTAACATTTAATGCAGTAGCTATACTTTCTATAGTATCGTTTTTTAGATTTTTGATATTTCCGCTTTCATAACGTTGTACAGTAGCTTCAGTTTTACCAATTTTTCTTCCTAGTTCGGCCAAAGTCATACCTTGTTTTTCTCTTGATTGTTTCATTCTTTTTGAAAAGCACATCGTAATACAGCTCCTTTTACTTGATAGTTCTATTATAAGGAAAACTTTCGGCATTTGCAATATTTTTCTAAAAAACTTTCGTAAAATGCTTGACCTCTTTTGTAACATCATGATAAGATTACTTACGTAATGCGAAAGGTGGTGAAAAGAAATGCCTATAGATACTAAACTTTTGAAATCTAAAATGGCTTTGAAAGAACATAACATCAAAACCCTTTCTGAAGAAATTGGTGTCAATAGAGATACTTTATCTAACATGATACACGGGAGAACAAAACCATCCTACCCGGTAATAAATGGTATTTATTTTGCGTTAGAATTGACACCTCAAGAAGGAAGAGATATTTTTTTTAACGAAGACTTACGCAAAAAGAAAGTTTTAACTTAAGGAGGAACAACAAATGGAACAAACAATCAAACAATTTTTAGAATTTAGAAAGCAATTCACACCCGCACAGTGGCACGAAATCAACAGAATTATTGACGGACAATTTAGTAAAAAAGCCGCCGAGCTACAACTCGACGACCAAGATGTTGAGGTTATTAAAAATATTATTACTCAACAAAAGATTATGAAGTAACAATTTGAATAAAAGTTATTCAAAAATCACGAAAGGAAGATACAAAATGATGCTGACCAACACACTACTAGCAATTCACTTTTTCATGAATTTAGCGATATTAATTATGCTCGTAAGAATCGGTAGAGATTAACTTATACTTTTTAAGTTTGTTTATTCGTTGATTAGAAACAATCTTTATAAACGCAGGTTCTAATTCGAATTTATATAAAAACTCTGATGACGAATTAGCTATCATAACTTCTGGTTTATCTAATTGTTTATCGATTGGAGCATGCAAATAACTTGGATTATATATACCGAGAGATGAATATTCATCAGATTCCAATACTACGTTAATAGGTGTTAAAACATTTTTGTTTTTATCTAAAAATATTAATTCTTCTAAAGTATGAGTTCTAGACGAGTCATTAGCGACGACAAAATTTAATTCTACAAAATTATTTTCATAGTAGAAATTAAGATCGCTAATAACAAAACTGAACTTATTTTGAGAACGAGTATAAAAAATTGAGTATGCAGATAGACCTAAAGCTAGAAAAGCTACAACGTTTGAAAACAAAGTAGATTGTATGAATTCCATAAGAATAACCACCTTAAATATTTGATAACAACATTATACATGAAAGGAGCATAAATATTATGCAAGCATTACAAACATTTTGTTTCCAATAAAAAAACACACACCTTGTCGTAGAAGGTATGTGTTACGGAAATTTTGTTCGGTTCTAATTACTACGACTAACAGCACAATTTTTGCTGGTATCGTCCCCAGCCCTGTATGGTGCTTAGGTTTTCCGTCAAAGTCTAGCGTCCTAAAAGTTACTACCTTCTAGTACGCATACCCTAGTTAACGTCTCTTGGTTGACTGTGGAACACAACAAACGATGTTCTAATTTAGACTTACTAACCTATAAAACCACAGGATGATTTAAAACCTGGCATAAGCAAGGAAATCACCTCCCAATGTAGTGGGGTTGGATTAATTATATAACGAAATATCGTTATGGACAATAAGGAGTGGTAAGATGCTGAACTTAAAAGAATTGAGAGAAGAAAAGGGGATAACACGCTATCAACTAGCGAAGCTAACGGAATTACAAAACTCGACAATTCGATCTATCGAAACAGAGGTTAAAAACCCCGGTTTCCTCACAGTAAAAAAAATATGCGATGCACTACAAGTTGATATCGCTAATGTAAAGGAGAAATAAAATGCAAGCATTACAAACAAAATCGAACATCGGCGAAATGTTCAACATACAAGAAAAAGAAAATGGAGAAATCGCAATCAGTGCAAGAGAGTTATACAAGGCTTTGGAAGTCAAAAAACGTTTTAGCGCTTGGGCAGAAATTAACTTAAAGCATTTTAAAGAAAACAGAGATTTTACAAGTGTACTTACAAGTACGGTTGTTAATAACGGAGCTGTAAGACAACTAGAAGATTATGCTTTAACACTTGATGTAGCTAAACATGTTGCGATGATGTCAGGTACAGAAAAGGGTTTTGATTTTAGAGAGTATTTCATCCAAGTTGAAAAAGCTTGGAATAGCCCAGAAATGATTATGCAACGTGCTTTAAAAATTGCTAACAACACAATCAATCAATTAGAAACAAAGATTGAACGCGACAAACCAAAGATTGTATTTGCGGACGCAGTAGCTACTACTAAGACATCAATTTTAGTTGGAGAGTTAGCGAAGATCATTAAACAAAACGGTGTAAACATCGGGCAACGCAGATTGTTTGAGTGGTTACGTCAAAACGGATTCCTTATTAAACGCAAGGGTGTGGATTACAACATGCCTACACAGTATTCAATGGAACGTGAGTTATTCGAAATTAAAGAAACATCAATTACACATTCGGACGGTCACACATCAATTAGTAAGACGCCAAAAGTAACAGGCAAAGGACAACAATACTTTGTTAATAAGTTTTTAGGAGAAAAATAAAAATCTTAATAGGAGGAATTATCAATGAACACACTATACAAAACAACCCTCCTCATCACAATGGCAGTTGTGACGTGGAAGGTTGTAAAGATTGAGAAAAACACAAGATTTAAACTTAGAAATTTTGATTATCCAAAAATTAATAATGCTCAGAGCAAATCATTGTTGGATATTGCTAGTCACGATCTAAAAGATATTTAACTGTATTCAAAATTTTCATATCTTGTTGAGCTTTTAAGCTTTCGTATAAAGCTATTGAATAAATAATTTCGTAAGATACGTTTTCAGGAGCATCTTCTTTCAACTTATTTATTCTATCTCTAAAAAAGTCACTGTCACCACCGAATTCTTTTTCGGCTTGATTACTAAGTTCACCAAAGAAATTTTGAAAATCATTAAATTCCATACTTATCACCTCCTTTCACTAGGAGATAACTAAATTATACACAACACAAAAATAAAAAGGAGGAATAGATATGATAAAAAATAGTTTGCAAGCTAAAGAACTTGCAGTAATTTTATCTGTTTCTAAATCCAAAGCAGGACAAATAATAAGAGAACTGAATAAAGAGCTTGAAGACGAAGGTTACATTGCGATTCGAGGCAGAATACCAGTCCAATTAGCTAGAGAAAAATTCCCTTATCACGGCTTGTCAGACGAGAGAATAATGGAGGCGTTGAAAAAAGAAAATGAGTAACATTTATAAAAGCTATCTATTAGCAGTATTATGCTTCACAGTCTTAGCGATTGTACTCATGCCGTTTCTATACTTCACTACAGCGTGGTCAATTGCGGGATTCGCAAGTATCGCAACATTCATATTTTATAAAGAATACTTTTATGAAGAATAAAAAAACTGCTACTTGCGCCAACAAGTAACAGTATCAAACAAAACACTTAAGAAAAAATTCATGTTCAATATAAAACGAAAAACGGAGGAAGTCAAGATGTATTACGAAATAGGCGAAATCATACGCAAAAATATTCATGTTAACGGATTCGATTTTAAGCTATTCATTTTAAAAGGTCATATGGGCATATCAATACAAGTTAAAGATATGAACAACGTACCAATTAAACATGCTTATGTCGTAGATGAGAATGACTTAGATATGGCATCAGACTTATTCAACCAAGCAATAGATGAATGGATTGAAGAGAACACAGACGAACAGGACAGACTAATTAACTTAGTCATGAGATGGTAGGAGGTCGCTATGAATCAGACTGTAACTTATATCATCCGTCATAGGGATATGCCAATTTATATAACTAACAAACCAACTGATAACAATTCAGATGTTAGTTACTCCACAAATAGAAATAGAGCTAGGGAGTTTAACGGTATGGAAGAAGCGAGTATCAATATGGATTATCACAAAGCAATCAAGAAAACAGTGACAGAAACTATTGAGTACGAGGAGGTAGAACATGACTGAACAAACATTATTTGAACAGTTGAACAGTAAAAACGTGAATGATCATACAGAACAAAAAAATGGATTAACTTATCTAGCATGGTCATATGCACACCAAGAGCTGAAAAAGATTGACCCAAACTACACAGTAAAAGTACACGAGTTTCCACATCCAGATATTAACACAGAAAATTATTTTGTACCTTATTTGGCTACACCAGAAGGCTATTTTGTACAGGTATCTGTGACTGTGAAAGATAGTACAGAGACTGAGTGGCTTCCAGTATTGGACTTTAGAAATAAATCGCTTGCTAAAGGTAGTGCAACAACTTTCGATATTAACAAAGCGCAAAAACGATGTTTTGTAAAAGCTTCGGCTTTACACGGTTTAGGCTTATATATCTACAACGGCGAGGAACTACCAAGTGCAAGTGACAACGATATTACAGAATTAGAAGAGCGTATCAATCAGTTCGTGAACTTATCTCAAGAAAAAGGGCGAGATGCAACTATCGATAAAACGATGAGATGGCTAAAAATATCTAACATTAATAAATTAAGTCAAAAACAAATCGCAGAAGCACACCAAAAATTAGATGCGGGATTAAAACAATTGGATAGTGAGGAGAAACAATAATGTTAAACAGAACAGTATTAGTAGGACACTTAACAAAAGATCCAGAATATAGAACAACGCCAAATGGTGTGAGTGTTACCACTTTCACTATCGCAGTTAACAGAACATTTACTAACGCTCAAGGAGAACGTGAGGCAGACTTTATTAACTGTGTAACTTTTAGAAAACAAGCAGAAAATGTAAATAATTATTTATCCAAAGGGTCATTGGCTGGCGTTGATGGACGTTTACAATCACGCAGTTATGAAAACAAAGACGGGCAACGTGTGTTTGTTACAGAAGTAGCAGCGGACAGTGTTCAATTCTTAGAACCGAAGAATAGCAACCAACAACCAAACAACAATTATCATCAACAAAGACAAACTCAAACTGGTAATAATCCTTTTGATAATACCACTGCGATTACTGATGATGACTTACCGTTCTGATTGGAATGATTAGATGCCAATAATTACTAGTTATATCACTCAAGATGACGGTACAACAACAGTTGTCATCTCGGGTGTTGAATTAGGCAATAAAGAAACATTACTACTTGATAACGGATTTGATGTGGAAGTCGATGTAAGCGTCATAGATCCGTTTCAAATTACCGGCAAGCAACGACGAAAAATATTCGCGCTTGTCAAAGACATAGAAGAATATACAGATCAACCAATGGACTATATGCGACATATGTTCATCGAGTATGTAAGGACTTACTACGGCTATGATGAACGTATTTCACTAAGTAATTGTACGAGAACACAAGCAAGTCAAATCATTGAAGCAACGCTTGACTGGACGTTCTACAATGACATACCACTTAGCTACAAAACAAGCGACTTGCTGAAACAAGATAAATCGTTCTTATACTGGTCAACTGTCAACCGCAACTGTGTAATATGCGGAAAGCCTCACGCAGACCTGGCACATTATGAAGCAGTCGGCAGAGGCATGAACAGAAACAAAATGAACCACTATGACAAACATGTATTAGCGTTATGTCGCGAACATCACAACGAGCAACATGCGATTGGCGTTAAGTCGTTTGATGATAAATATCACTTGCATGACTCATGGCTAAAAGTTGATGAGAGGCTCAACAAAATGCTGAAAGGAGGAGAATAATGGTTAAATCGATATTTTTACAAGATGGAGAAGAAATTTTTGTTGATGATGAAGATTATGAGAGGGTTAATCAATATATTTGGACAAAATCTTATGTAGATAACGTTAGAAGAATTCACACAAATCCACTCAACGTTAGCTTAAGTGGATTTGTATTAGAAAATGGTTTTCAAAAAATAAAAAATAATGATTTTACCAAAAACAACATCACTTCAATTGGTTATCAACAACGATGGGCAAGGCCTACAAGAAATACTTCGAGTATCTATAAAGGTGTTTATTTAAATCGAAAAACAAAAAAATGGTCTGCTGTAATAAAAATTGATAGCAAATCTAAATATTTAGGTAGTTTTGTTGATGAATGGGAGGCAGCTAAAGCATACAACAGCGCAGTAGATAAATATTGGGACGGACAAGGTTATAAGAATCATAAAAATCAAAATGACTCTATATTTGAATATGAATACAAAACTTACAAAGACCAAAAACGTCGTAGAAGAGGAAAAAGTAAGTTCAAAGGAGTCTATTTAACTCAAAGTGGTTATGTAGCGCAAATAACTTATAAAAGAAAGACATATCATATTGGATGGTCAAAAAATATTTATGAGACTGCTCTCATGTTTAATAAAATTAATTTTTATTTACATGGTTCAGACGTAATCCTTAATGACGTACCTATGACAGATGAACTTAAAGAATTCATAAATAACTGGGAAGTACCGGACAAAATAAAAGCACTGAAAGAAGGTGCTGAGAATGACTGAACAACCAAGTTACTACTCAATAATAACGGCAAATGTCAGATATGATAATCGACTTACTGATAGTGAAAAATTACTTTTTGCAGAAATAACGTCTTTAAGTAATAAGTATGGATACTGCACAGCAAGTAATGGTTACTTTGCAACTTTATACAACGTCGTTAAAGAAACTATATCTCGTAGAATTTCGAACCTTATCAAATTTGGTTATCTAAAAATCGAAATTATCAAAGAAGGTAATGAAGTTAAACAAAGGAAGATGTACCCCTTGACGCAATCGTCAATGCCTATTGACGCAAAAATCAATACCCCTATTGATAATTCTGTCAATACCCCTATTGACGCAAATGTCAAAGAGAATAATACAAGTATTAATAATACAAGTAATAACAATATAAATAGAATAGATATATTGTCGGGCAACCCGACAGCATCTTCTATACCCTATAAAGAAATTATCGATTACTTAAACAAAAAAGCGGGCAAGCATTTTAAACACAATACAGCTAAAACAAAAGATTTTATTAAAGCAAGATGGAATCAAGATTTTAGGTTGGAGGATTTTAAAAAGGTGATTGATATCAAAACAGCTGAGTGGCTAAACACGGATAGCGATAAATACCTTAGACCAGAAACACTTTTTGGTAATAAATTTGAGGGATACCTCAATCAAAAAGCAGAACCAACTGGCATAGATCAATTGGAACGTATGAAGTACGACGAAAGTTATTGGGATTAGGGGGGATATTATGAAACCACTATTCAGTGAAAAGATAAACGAAAGTTTGAAAAAATATCAACCTACTCATGTCGAAAAAGGATTGAAATGTGAGAGATGTGGAAGTGAATACGACTTATATAAGTTCGCTCCTACTAAAAAACACCCGGATGGTTACGAGTATAAAGACGGTTGCAAATGTGAAATCTATGAGGAATATAAGCGAAACAAGCAACGGAAGATAAACAACATATTCAATCAATCAAACGTTAATCCGTCTTTAAGAGATGCAACAGTAAACAACTACAAGCCACAAAATGAAAAACAAGTACACGCTAAACAATCAGCAATAGAGTATGTACAGGGTTTCTCTACAAAAGAACCAAAATCATTAATATTTCAAGGTTCATATGGAACTGGTAAAAGCCACCTAGCATACGCTATCGCAAAAGCAGTTAAAGCTAAAGGGCATACAGTTGCTTTTATGCATATACCAATGTTGATGGATCGTATCAAAGCGACATACAACAAAAATGCAGTAGAGACTACAGACGAACTAGTCAAATTACTTAGTGAGATTGATTTACTTGTACTAGATGATATGGGTGTAGAAAACACAGAACACACTATAAATAAACTTTTCAGCATTGTTGATAACAGAGTAGGTAAAAACAACATCTTTACAACTAACTTTAGTGATAAAGAACTAAATCAAAATATGAACTGGCAACGTATAAATTCGAGAATGAAAAAAAGAGCAAGAAAAGTAAGAGTAATCGGAGACGATTTCAGGGAGCGAGATGCGTGGTAATCACAAAACAAAATATAAAAGAAATATTACATTGTAGAGATGTATATGCTCAAAAGATGATTGATTTTGCAAACGGAGACCAAGAGAAACTTAAAAAACTTATTGATGATAAGTTGAAAGAAAAAGAAGAAAGACCCGCAATCGTCGAATATTAAGGAGTGTTAAAAATGCCGAAAGAAAAATATTACTTATACCGAGAAGATGGCACGGAAGATATTAAGGTCATCAAGTATAAAGACAACGTAAATGAAGTTTATTCGCTCACAGGAGCCCATTTCAGCGACGAAAAGAAAATTATGACTGATAGTGACCTAAAACGATTTAAAGGCGCTCACGGGCTTCTATATGAGCAAGAACTAGGATTACAAGCGACGATATTTGATATTTAGAGGTGGACGATGAGTAAATACAACGCTAAGAAAGTTGAGTACAAAGGAATTGTATTTGATAGCAAAGTAGAATGTGAATATTACCAATATTTAGAAAGTAATATGAATGGCACTAACTATGATCGTATCGAACTACAACCGAAATTCGAACTACAACCTAAATTTGGGAAGCAAAGACCGATTACGTATATAGCCGATTTCTCTTTGTGGAAGGAAGGGAAACTGGTTGAAGTTATAGACGTTAAAGGTAAGGCGACTGAAGTTGCCAACATCAAAGCGAAGATATTCAGATATCAGTATAAAGATGTGAATTTAACGTGGATATGTAAAGCGCCTAAATACACAGGTCAAGAATGGATGGTATATGAGGACTTAGTGAAAGTCAGACGTAAAAGAAAAAGAGAAATGAAGTGATTTAATGCAACAACAAGCATATATAAACGCAACGATTGATATAAGGATACCTACAGAAGTTGAATATCAGCATTTCGATGATGTGGATAACGAAAAAGAAGCGCTGGCAGATTACTTATATAACAATCCGGACGAATTACTAGAGTATGACAATTTAAAAATTAAAAATGTAAATGTAGAGGTGGAATAAATGGCAAGAATTACCAAAGAAACAAAAACTGTAAGTGACGGTTATTCAAGAGAAGACCGCGAAACGACATTGAACTATGATTACGAAAACCAAGAATGGATTGCTTACTCATCGGTACCAACACATATTACTAGAATGACAAAGTTGTACGGCGATGATGTAGAGGTATTGGAACGATTAGAATCTGGGACTGCGGTATTGGTTAGGGCGAAACTACCTAAAAGTGCAATAGGGTTTAGAAAATTAATGTCAGAAGAGCGACGACAAGCATTATCTGAGAGAGCAAAAAGAGCGTTTGGTCATTAACGCTCATGTATACAGGGCGAAAAACGACTAAAAAGGCGTGTAAATACTTTTTAGGATAAATAACACCTAGAACAAAAAATGTGAGCTTTAAAACTTTCAAAGAACGTTGAACAAGGAGGTAAAACAAATGGCAGGCATAAATACGAAAGTGAGAATAGACGGTAAGTTGATGACGCTTATTGATGCATCTGATAAATACGACATCAAAGTATCGACACTAATTACTAGGTACGACAGAGGGGCGAGGGGGAAAGACTTAATACAAAATGTAGTAAAGCCTAAGAAAGTAAAGGTTGACGGAAAAATGATGACTGTTAGCGAAATGGTTAAAAAGTACAACCTAAGCAAAGGACTACTTAATTACAGGATAGCAAAAGGGTTAACGGGCGATGCGCTTATTGCGCCACCACAAGAAAACCCCCCCTTCTAAATACACTGAATATGAAAATGAGCAGATGAAAAAGAAAGGACTCACGCCCGAAATAGTTAGAAACAGAGTTGCGAAGGGTTGGGAGTTGTCAGAAGCAATTGATGCACCTTTCGGCATGAAGCTAAACGACTATAGAGAAATACAAATAACAAAAGCTTTGGAGCGAGAGCGTGAAATGGCTAGACAACGACGTAAAGAGGCTGAGCTAAGAAGAAAGAAGCCACATTTGTTTAATGTACCTCAAAAACATTCACGTGATCCGTACTGGTTCGATATTACTTATAACCAAATGTTCAAGAAATGGAGTGAAGCATAATGAGCATAATCAGTAACAGAAAAGTAGAAATGAACAAAACGCAAGACAACGTTAAGCAACCGGCGCATTACACATACGGCGACATTGAAATTATAGATTTTATTGAACAAGTTACGGCACAGTACCCACCACAATTAGCATTCGCAATAGGTGATGCAATCAAATACTTGTCAAGAGCGCCGTTAAAAAACGGACACGAGGATTTAGCAAAGGCGAAGTTTTACGTCCAAAGAGCTTTTGATTTGTGGGAGGGTTAACTATGGCAACTCAAAAACAAGTTGAATATGTGATGTCATTACAGGAACAACTGGAATTGGAAGACTGCGAAAAATATACAGACGAACAAGTTAAAGCAATGAGTCATAAAGAAGTTAGCAATGTGATTGAAAACTATAAGACAAGCATAAGGAACGAAGAGCTATATGATGAATGCATGTCGTTTGGTCTACCTAATTGTTAAAAGGAGTGATGACTATGACAGATAACGCACGCAAAGAATACTTAAATCAATTTTTCGGATCTAAGAGATATCTGTATCGGGATAACGAACGAGTGGCACATATCCATGTAGTGAATGACATTTATTATTTTCATGGGCATATCGTACCAGGTTGGCAAAGTGTTAAAAAGACATTTGATACTGCTGAAGAGCTCGAAATATATATAAAGCAACATGGTTTGGAATACGAAGAACAGAAGGAACTAACTTTATTTTAGAGGAGGTTATGAAAGTGAACTATGAAACAGGGTTCCAACTAGGTGTAATGGAAGCTAGGTTGAAGAAGATGAGAAAACAACGTGATGCGTGCAAGAAGCAACGTGATGAGCTTATCGTGGATATAGCTAAGTTAAGAGAGCGTAACGAAGAGCTGGAGAACATGTGGCGCACAGTCAAAAATGAATTGCTTGGAAGATACGAATTTTACCGTTTTAGACTTAACGAACTACAGATTGAGAGTAGAGCGAACAAGGCAGTAGCTATAAACATGGGAGCTAAAATCAACGCAAGTGCTATATTGTACCGAATGGACAAATTAGACGGAACAAATGAGTTCTACGAATTTTTAGGACAAATGGAGGATGACACTAATGAATAACCGTGAACAAATAGAACAGTCCGTTATAAGTGCTAGTGCGTATAACGGCAATGACACAGAGGGATTACTAAAAGAGATTGAGGACGTGTATAAGAAAGCACAAGAGTTTGATGAAATACTTAAGGGTTTACCTAATGCTATGCAAGATGCACTCAAAGAAGATATTGGTCTTGATGAGGCAGTAGGGATTATGACGGGTCAAGTGGTCTATAAATATGAGGAGGAGCAGGAAAATGAAGAAATTTAATGTCCAAATCACATACGCTGGCATGATTGAAGAGACTATCGAGGCTGAAAGTTTAGAAGAAGCAGAAATTGAGGCGGATTTTATTGCGATATTTGAAGCATCATTTAATTATGATGAATATGAAATTAATGTAGAGGAGGCACAGGAAAATGAATAACACATTAACAATTGATCAATTACAAGAGTTATTACAAATACAAAAGGACTTTGACGATAGAATACCAACACTAAATTTACGAGATAGCAAGATTGCGTATGTGGTTGAATTCTTTGAATGGTTTAACACATTGGAAACGTTCAAGAATTGGAAGAAGAAACCAGGTAAACCGTTAGACGTACAGCTAGACGAGTTAGCAGACATGTTAGCGTTTGGATTGAGTATTGCTAATCAACAAGCAGATAACATGGAAGAAATTTTGGGTTATTTAGATGACGGAGATTTTAACGACTATATAGAACGAGTTGAAATCGATTTTAACGATAGTGATGTAGTAGATGAATTTATGTCAACTATAGATGAAATGTATGAAAGTCCATATAGTAGCAACTTATTTTTACCGTTTGCATTAGCGAACAACTACTACACTATCGATCAACTCATTGACGCATACAAAAAGAAAATGAAAAGGAACCACGAAAGACAAGATGGAACAGCAGACGCAGGAAAAGGATACGTGTAAAGACATCTTAGATCGAGTCAAGGAGGTTTTGGGGAAGTGACACAATACTTAGTCACAACATTCAAAGATTCAACAGGACGCAAGCATACACACATAACTAAAGCTAATAGCAATCAAAGGTTTACAGTTGTTGAGGCAGAGAGTAAAGAAGAAGCGAAAGAGAAGTACGAGAAACAAGTTAAAAGGGATGCAATTATTAAAGTGAGTCAGTTATTTGAAAATATAAGGAAGTGTGGGAAATGATTAAGCAAATACTAAGATTATTATTCTTACTAGCAATGTACGAGTTAGGTAAGTATGTAACTGAGCAAGTATATATTATGATGACGGCTAATGATGATGTAGAGGCGCCGAGTGACTTCGCAAAGTTGAGCGATCAGTCTGATTTGATGAGGGCGGAGGTGTCAGAGTAGATGGACTGGATATTTTTTTATACTAACATTGTTATATTCATTGCATGTGTATATACAATGTATAGACGAATTGAAGTGAGTAAGAAAATTGGTGAATTAAGACGTGATATAAAAGAGAACGAAAAAGCATTGGATAATTATAAAAAAGAAAACAGACCAATCGAATATATCGTCGAGTTAAATGACGGTGTGTACTTTCGAAAAAAACATACAGATGCGTTTGCGCAAAGGACCACATATATTATAACTAATAATATTTTCGAAGCTAAATCATATGACAATTTATTATCAGCTAAAATAGATGCCGAAATTCTAAATGGCCGTGTATTAAAATATAAACCAAATTTAGAGGAGGTTGGGTAGATGATGTGGTTCATCATAGCAATTATATTATTAGTCATCTTATTGTTTGGTGTGATGTTGCAAGCTGAACAGTTAAAAGGTGAAGTGAAAGTTAAAGAGCGAGAGATAGAGATATTAAGAAGTAGATTGAGACATTTTGAAGATTAACGGGGGTTAAACAAATGAGTTTGAGAAAATCAACGCAAAGATACTTGGAAAGCGAATTAAGTAATTACAATTACTTCGATAAAGATATAGCGCGTGTAAGAGATGAAGTTTTAAACCCGTGGAGTCAACAAAATACTAATATCGGTGGAGATAGGGTTCAAAGTAATGTAAGTGTAACCGAAATAAAAGCTATTAGGGTCGTTAACGATAGAAGATTATCACAATTAGCTAGAATGAAGTCGGCTATAGAGGTTGTGTATAATCACAGCACTGTAGAGACTCAAAAACTTATGGAACTTTATTATTTCAAAAAACCTAGAACATTAAATCTAACTGGTGTGGCACAAGAAATAAATGTAAGTAAATCTACCGCTTATGATATGAGGAAAGATATACTAGTTAGGTTAGCAGATGAATTAGGAATAATACATTAAGTTTGGAAAAAGTCTGGAAAAATAACGTCACTTTCGGTGTTAATATGATAGCGTAAGATATTGACTATCTTACTGCGTTTCCCTTATCGCAATTAGGAATAAAGGATCTATGTGGGTTGGCTGATTATAGCCAATCCCTTTTTTAATTTTAAAAAGCGTATAGCGCGAGAGTTGGTGGTAAATGAAATGAACGAAAAACAAAAGAGATTCGCAGATGAATATATAATGAATGGATGTAATGGTAAAAAAGCAGCAATTACAGCAGGTTATAGTAAGAAAACAGCAGAGTCTTTAGCAAGTCGATTGTTAAGAAATGTTAATGTTTCGGAATATATTAAAGAACGATTAGAACAGATACAAGAAGAGCGTTTAATGAGTATTACAGAAGCTTTAGCGTTATCTGCTTCTATTGCTAGAGGAGAACCTCAAGAGGCTTACAGTAAGAAATATGACCATTTAAACGATGAAGTGGAAAAAGAGGTTACTTACACAATCACACCAACTTTTGAAGAGCGTCAGAGATCTATTGACCACATACTAAAAGTACATGGTGCGTATATCGATAAAAAAGAAATTACTCAGAAGAATATTGAGATTAATATTGGTGAGTACGATGACGAAAGTTAAATTAAACTTTAACAAACCGTCTAATGTTTTCAATAGAAACATATTCGAAATACTAACCAATTACGATAACTTCACTGAAGTACATTACGGTGGAGGTTCGAGCGGTAAGTCTCACGGCGTTATACAAAAAGTTGTACTCAAAGCATTGCAAGACTGGAAATATCCTAGGCGTATACTATGGCTTAGAAAAGTCCAATCAACAATTAAAGATAGTTTATTCGAAGATGTCAAAGATTGTTTGATAAACTTCGGTATTTGGGACATGTGCCTTTGGAATAAGACTGATAACAAAGTTGAATTGCCAAACGGCGCAGTTTTTTTGTTTAAAGGATTAGATAACCCAGAGAAAATAAAGTCGATAAAAGGCATATCAGACATAGTCATGGAAGAAGCGTCTGAATTCACACTAAATGATTACACGCAATTAACGTTGCGTTTGAGGGAGCGTAAACACGTGAATAAGCAAATATTTTTGATGTTTAACCCAGTATCTAAACTGAATTGGGTTTATAAGTATTTCTTTGAACATGGTGAACCAATGGAAAATGTCATGATTAGACAATCTAGTTATCGAGATAATAAGTTTCTTGATGAAATGACACGACAAAACTTAGAGTTGTTAGCAAATCGTAATCCAGCATATTACAAAATTTATGCGTTAGGTGAATTTGCTACACTAGACAAATTGGTTTTCCCTAAGTATGAAAAACGTTTAATAAATAAAGATGAGTTAAGACATTTACCTTCTTATTTTGGATTGGACTTTGGCTACGTTAATGATCCTAGTGCTTTTATACATTCTAAAATAGATGTAAAGAAAAAGAAGTTATACATCATTGAAGAGTATGTTAAACAAGGTATGCTGAATGATGAAATAGCTAATGTCATAAAGCAACTTGGTTATGCTAAAGAAGAAATTACAGCAGATAGTGCAGAACAAAAAAGTATAGCTGAATTAAGGAATCTAGGGCTTAAAAGGATTTTACCAACCAAAAAAGGGAAGGGCTCGGTTGTACAAGGGTTACAATTCTTAATGCAATTTGAAATCATTGTTGATGAACGTTGTTTCAAGACTATTGAAGAGTTTGACAACTACACATGGCAAAAGGACAAAGATACAGGTGAATATACCAATGAACCAGTAGATACATACAATCATTGTATCGATTCGTTGCGTTATTCAGTAGAACGATTCTACAGACCGGTTAGAAAACGCACAAATGTCAGTTCGAAAGTTGACACAATAAAATCTCTAGGATTATAGGAGGGAACAAATGTTAAAAGTAAACGAATTTGAAACAGATACAGATCTACAGGGAAACATAAATTACTTATTTAATGATGAAGCCAATGTTGTTTACACATATGACGGGACAGAGTCTGATTTATTACAAAACATTAATGAAGTAAGTAAATACATTGAACATCACATGGATTACCAACGACCTAGATTGAAAGTGTTAAGTGATTATTACGAAGGTAAAACTAAGAACTTAGTTGAGTTAACACGACGCAAAGAAGAGTACATGGCAGATAACCGTGTAGCGCATGATTACGCATCTTATATTAGCGATTTTATCAACGGCTATTTCTTGGGTAATCCAATTCAATATCAAGATGATGACAAAGATGTATTAGAAGCTATTGAGGCGTTCAATGATTTAAATGATGTTGAGTCGCACAATAGATCTCTAGGATTAGACTTATCAATTTATGGTAAAGCTTATGAGTTAATGATTAGAAATCAAGATGATGAAACTCGTTTATACAAGAGTGATGCGATGAGCACTTTTGTCATATACGACAATACAATTGAACGTAATAGTATCGCAGGCGTTAGATATTTAAGAACTAAACCAATAGACAAGACTGACGAAGATGAAGTGTTTACAGTTGATTTATTTACTTCTAACGGTGTTTATAGATATCTTACCAGTAGAACAAGTGGATTGAAGCTCACACCACGTGAAAACAGTTTTGAATCTCACTCATTTGAACGCATGCCTATTACAGAATTTAGCAATAACGAAAGAAGAAAAGGAGATTACGAGAAAGTAATCACTTTAATTGATTTGTATGATAATGCTGAATCAGATACCGCTAACTATATGAGTGATTTAAATGACGCTATGTTACTTATTAAAGGTAATTTAAATTTAGATCCTGTAGAAGTTAGAAAACAAAAGGAAGCTAACGTGTTGTTTTTAGAACCGACTGTTTATGCTGATAGCGAAGGTAGAGAAACAGAAGGTTCAGTTGACGGTGGTTATATTTATAAGCAATACGATGTACAAGGTACCGAAGCTTATAAAGACCGTTTGAACAGTGATATACACATGTTTACCAACACGCCTAACATGAAAGATGATAACTTTAGCGGCACTCAATCGGGCGAGGCAATGAAATACAAATTATTCGGATTAGAACAACGTACTAAAACTAAAGAAGGATTGTTCACTAAAGGACTAAGACGTCGTGCTAAGTTGTTAGAGACAATACTAAAAAATACACGGTCAATTGACGCTAACAAAGATTTCAATACTGTTAGATACGTATACAACAGAAACTTACCTAAATCATTGATTGAAGAATTAAAAGCTTATATTGATTCTGGCGGGAAGATTAGTCAAACAACTTTGATGTCTCTATTCTCGTTCTTCCAAGACCCTGAATTGGAAGTCAAGAAAATAGAAGAAGATGAGAAAGAATCTATTAAAAAAGCTCAAAAAGGTATTTATAAAGACCCTAGAGACATCAATGATGACGAACAAGATGATGATACAAAAGATACTGTTGATAAAAAGGAATGATTGTAATTGCCTAACAAAAACACTCAAGAATATTGGGAAGAACGCGGACGCAAAGCAATCGAGAATGAGTTGAAGCGTGATAAAACTAAAGCTGAAGAAATAGAACGTATATTGAATATGATGATTAAGCGCATTGAAAAAGAAATCAATGCGTTTATTGTTAAGTACGGAGATTTTGCAGGCGTTACATTACAAGAAGCACAAAAGATTATTGATGAGTTCGATGTAAAAGCGTTTCAAGAAGAAGCAAAAAGATTGGTCGAAAACAAGGACTTTAGCGATAGAGCAAATGAAGAATTAAAGAAGTATAACACTAAGATGTATGTATCTAGAGAACAGATGTTAAAGATTCAAATAGAATTCTTAATTGCTTATGCAACAGCTCAAACAGAATTATCGATGAGGGAATATTTCGAATCAACAGCTTATCGTGTGTTCAGTGATCAAGCGGGTATTTTAGGTGAAGGTGTACAAGTAGCTAAAGAAGTTATAGATACAATCGTTGATACACAATTTCATGGTGTCGTTTGGTCAGAGCGATTATGGACTAATACTGAAGCGATGAAACAAGAAGTAGAAGAAATAATTGCTAATGTGGTTATTAGAGGTCGACATCCAAATGAATATGTTAAAGATATGCGCAAGCACCTAAACAAATTCGAAGGCACAGCAAGACAAAAGACTGCAGCAATTAAATCATTGCTTTATACGGAATCGGCACGTGTTCACGCACAATCAAGTATTGACAGCATGAAAGAAATTTCACCGGAAGGATATTATATGTATATTGCAAAAATTGATAGTAGAACAACTAAAGTATGCAAGGGGCTTAATGGAGAAATATTCAAAGTTAAAGACGCTAAAATTGGTGTTAATTTCTACCCTATGCATATCAATTGTCGTTCAGATTGTGCATTACTACCTAAATCTATGTGGCCGAAAAAACCAAACAAAAAACGACAAACAAAATACTTTGGAGGAAAAGTGAAAAGCGATGATTGATTTAAAAGTAAAAGTTTTTAAAGGCAAGTTAGCATTGTATGATAGTAAATTAAGTGTTTGGAGGATATTGGTATGAGCAATACTGACAAATACCTTAGAGACATAGCAAGAGAGTTAAAAGGTATACGTAAAGAGTTACAAAAGCGAAACGAAACAGTTATTATTGATGCAAACTTAGACAGCGTAAGGTCGGCAGTATTAGCCAATAAAGAAAAACCGAAATATAACGAACCACTCTTTTAATAGCTAGCACTTAATTGTGTTGGCTATTTTTTATGTCCAAAACGTGCTGATGACATAAAAAGCACGCATGGAAAAACAGTCGACAGACTATAAATGGAGGTATATCTCATGGAAGAAAATAAACTTAAGTTTAATTTGCAATTTTTTGCAGACCAATCAGATGATCCGGATGAACCAGGTGGAGATGGTAAAAAAAGAGATCCTGATAATAAAGAAAATGACGAAGGTACTGAAATAACTTTCACGCCAGAGCAACAAAAGAAAGTTGATGAAATACTTGAACGTCGTGTAGCCCACGAAAAGAAAAAAGCTGATGAGTATGCAAGAGAAAAAGCAGAAGAAGCTGCTAAAGAAGCTGCTAAATTAGCGAAAATGAACAAGGATCAAAAAGATGAATATGAACGCGAGCAAATGGAAAAAGAGCTGGAGCAATTACGCTCAGAAAAACAATTAAATGAAATGCGTTCAGAAGCAAGGAAAATGTTAAGCGAAGCGGAAGTTGATTCATCAGATGAGGTTGTTAATTTAGTTGTAACAGATACTGCTGAACAAACTAAATTGAATGTTGAAGCTTTTTCTAATGCAGTAAAAAAAGCGGTTAATGAAGCGGTTAAGATTAACGCTAGACAATCGCCATTGACTGGTGGAGATTCATTTAATCACTCGACTAAAAATAAACCGCAAAACTTAGCTGAAATAGCTAGACAAAAAAGAATTATTAAAAATTAACGGAGGCATTTAAATGGAACAAACACAAAAATTAAAATTAAATTTGCAACATTTTGCGAGTAACAATGTTAAACCGCAAGTATTTAACCCTGATAATGTAATGATGCACGAAAAGAAAGATGGCACGTTGATGAATGAATTCACAACGCCCATCTTACAAGAGGTTATGGAAAACTCTAAAATTATGCAATTAGGTAAGTACGAACCAATGGAAGGTACTGAGAAGAAGTTTACTTTTTGGGCTGATAAACCAGGTGCTTACTGGGTAGGTGAAGGTCAAAAAATCGAAACATCTAAAGCTACATGGGTTAATGCTACTATGAGAGCGTTTAAATTAGGGGTTATCTTACCTGTAACAAAAGAGTTTTTGAATTACACTTATTCACAATTCTTTGAAGAAATGAAGCCTATGATTGCTGAAGCATTCTATAAAAAGTTTGATGAAGCGGGTATTTTGAATCAAGGTAACAATCCATTCGGTAAATCAATTGCACAATCAATTGAAAAAACTAATAAGGTTATTAAAGGTGACTTCACACAAGATAACATTATTGATTTAGAGGCATTACTTGAAGATGACGAATTAGAAGCAAATGCGTTTATCTCAAAAACACAAAACAGAAGCTTGTTACGTAAAATTGTAGATCCTGAAACGAAAGAACGTATTTATGACCGTAACAGTGATACGTTAGATGGTCTACCTGTGGTTAACCTTAAATCAAGCAACTTAAAACGTGGTGAGTTAATCACTGGTGATTTCGATAAGTTGATTTACGGTATCCCTCAATTAATTGAATACAAAATCGATGAAACTGCACAATTATCTACAGTCAAAAATGAAGATGGAACACCTGTAAACTTGTTTGAACAAGACATGGTGGCATTACGTGCAACTATGCATGTAGCATTGCATATCGCTGATGATAAAGCGTTTGCTAAGTTAGTTCCTGCTGATGCAAAACCATCTTCAAATCCAGGAGAAGTTTAATAAATAATTAGGAGTGGTAACATGCCCGAAATCATTGGAATTGTTAAAGTAGATTTTACAGATTTAGAAGATAACAGACATGTCTATATGAAAGGGCATGTCTACCCTCGCAAAGGTTATGATCCTACAGATGAACGTATCAAAGCTTTAGCTAGTGTTGAAAATAAACGCAACGAACAAATGATTTACATTGTAAATGACAAATTAACCAAAAAAGAACTTGTCGAAATAGCAAGTGTTGCTGGCTTACAAGTTGATGAAAAACAAACAAAAGCTGAAATTATCAACACTTTTGAGTCGCTAGAGTAGGTGGTTATATGACTACGCTAGCTGATGTAAAAAAACGTATTGGCCTTAAAGATGAAAAGCAAGATGAACAATTAGAGGAAATTATAAAAAGTTGTGAAAGCCAGTTGTTATCAATGTTACCTATTGAAGTTGAACAAATACCGGAAAGGTTTAGTTACATGATTAAAGAAGTTGCAGTTAAACGCTACAACAGGATTGGTGCTGAAGGTATGACATCAGAAGCGGTTGACGGACGTAGCAATGCGTATGAATTGAACGATTTCAAGGAGTATGAAGCTATTATTGATAATTACTTTAATGCTAGAACGAGAACTAAAAAAGGAAGGGCTGTGTTCTTTTGAGATATGAAGATAGAGTTATTTTTCAATTAGAACAAGTAGCAACTTACAATCCTAAAACTAGCAAAAAAGAAAACACACTAATCACTTATGATGCGATACCATGCAATATTAACCCCATTTCTAGAGCAAGAAAGCAACTTGAATTTGGTGATGTAAAAAACGATGTAAGTGTTCTGAGGATAAAAGAATCAATATCTTACCCTGTTAGCCACGTGTTGGTTAATGGCATTCGCTACAAGATAGTTGATACAAGGATATACAGACACGAAACGTCATATTATATCGAAGAGGTCAATTGATGAATATAGATGGATTAGACGCACTGTTAAACCAATTTCACGATATGAAAACCAACATTGATGATGATGTTGATGATATTTTACAGGAAAACGCCAAAGAATATGTAGTACGAGCTAAATTGAAAGCTAGAGAAGTAATGAATAAGGGTTATTGGACTGGTAATTTATCACGCAATATCAGATATAAAAAAACTGGCGATTTGCAATACACTATCACATCGCATGCAGCTTATAGTGGTTTCTTAGAGTTTGGTACTCGATACATGGAGGCAGAACCTTTTATGTGGCCAGTATATGAGGTAATAAGAAAATCAACTGTAGAAGAATTGAAAGCGTTGTTTGAATAGGAGATAAAAGCATGACACCGAACTTACAACTTTATAATAAAGCGTATGAAATGCTACAAGGATATGGATTCCCTGTTATTTCTCGTAAAGAGATGCAACAAGAGATTCCGTATCCTTTTTTTGTAATAAAAATGCCGGAGTCAAACAGAAGTAAATACACGTTTGATAGTTATTCTGGTGACACGAATTTAGTTATTGATATTTGGAGTGTAAGTGATGATTTAGGACATCATGACGGACTTGTTAAAAGATGTATTGATGATTTAACACCTAGCGTTAAAACAAACGATTATGACTTTGAAGAAGATGATACTAACATCACACAGTTAGTTGATGATACTACCAATCAAGAATTGATACACACATCAGTAACGATATCTTACAAAACATTTTAAAAAACGGAGGAATATTGAATGGCAAATATGAAAAATAGTAATGATCGTATTATTTTATTTAGAAAAGCTGGCGAAAAAGTAGATGCTACTAAAATGCTTTTTTTAACTGAATACGGCTTATCACATGAAGCTGATACAGATACAGAGGATACAATGGATGGTTCTTATAACACTGGTGGTTCTGTTGAGTCAACAATGTCTGGTACTGCTAAAATGTTTTATGGTGACGATTTTTCAGATGAAATTGAAGATGCAGTTGTAGATCGCGTATTGTATGAGGCTTGGGAAGTTGAAAGTAGAATACCAGGCAAAAATGGAGATGCCACTAAATTTAAAGCGAAATATTTCCAAGGTTTCCACAATAAATTTGAATTAAAAGCAGAAGCTAACGGTATTGATGAATATGAATATGAATACGGTGTGAATGGTCGTTTCCAACGTGGATTTGCAACATTGCCTGAGGCTGTAACAAAAAAACTTAAGGCGACTGGATACAGATTCCACGACACTACAAAAGAAGATGCGTTAACTAGCGAAGATTTAACCGCAATTCCACAACCTAAAGTAGATTCATCATCGGTTACACCAGGAGAGGTATAAAAATAGGGCTTAACGCCCTTTTTATTTTTGTTTAAATTAATCATGAATGGAGATTTTAAATTATGAATGTAGAAATTAATGGAAAGTCATTAGAGTTAAGTTTTGGTTTTAAATTTTTAAGAGAAATCGATAACCGATTAGGTTTAAAAGTTGAACAAGCTTCTATCGGTCAAGGTGTATCAATGTTGCCTGTAGGTTTAGAAAGTGGAAATCCGGTTGTGATTGGCGAAGTTTTAATCGCAGCTACATCTCACTTAAAAAAACAAGCAATTACTATTAATAACATTGATGAAGCGCTAGATGAAATCGCAGAAAATATCGGACTAGAAGAATTCGGTTCAGATATTTTAACGGAGTTGGGAAAGCGACCTATGACCCGAAACCTAGTAGAAGTAGTGGAAGCGGAAGAGAAACCAGCGGAAGCGTAATAACTTACGACAGAATCGTTATCACTTGTATGTCAACACTTGGTATTACAGATTTAAATGTTATTGAGCAAATGACATTAACAGAATATAACTATCGAATGTATGCGAAAGAGTATGAAATGCTAACCCAAGAATTCGAACGTTACAAACTTGCGTTTGCTATTCGTGATGCTGCAGCTACTAAAAATGTTGGGACAGAAAATAAACCTAAAGAGGAATATGTTTTTAACAACGCAAACGACGTATTGCCTTATGAAGAAAATATCCAACGGCTTAACGAAGGTAAAGATATAAGATTTAGTAGCGAACGTGATGAATACGAACCACAAAATAATGAATTCTTTAAAGTTATAGCAGAATTTAACAAGCAATAGAAAGAGAGGTGTTAATGTGACGGAATATAAAATTAAAGCGACTATTGAAGCTAGTGTAGCCAAATTCAAAAGGCAAATCGATAGTGCGGTTAAGTCTGTGCAAAGATTTAAACGAGTAGCAGATCAAACTAAAGATGTCGAATTAAATGCTGATGATAAAAAATTACAAAAAACTATCAAGGTTGCTAAAAAGTCTTTAGATGCCTTTAGCAACAAAAATGTAAAAGCTAAATTAGATGCTAGTATACAAGACTTACAACAAAAGATATTAGAATCAAATTTTGAACTAGACAAACTTAACTCCAAAGAAGCTAGCCCTGAGGTTAAACTACAAAAACAAAAGTTAACTAAAGATATCGCTGAAGCAGAAGTTAAGTTATCCGAACTAGAAAAGAAGCGTATCAGTATTGACGTCAATGCAGATAACAGTAAATTCAATCGAGTGTTAAAAGTATCTAAAGCTAGTCTTGAAGCATTAAACAGGTCTAAAGCCAAAGCTATTATAGACGTGGACAATGGTGTTGCTAACTCTAAAATAAAACGCACTAAAGAAGAGCTTAAAAGTATTCCAAACAAAACTAGATCTCGACTAGATGTAGATACAGGGCTTTCTATACCAACTATTTATGCGTTTAAAAAATCATTAGACGCATTGCCGAACAAAAAAACAACAAAGGTAGATGTCAATACTAATGGTTTAAAGAAAGCTTATGCCTACATAATAAAAGCAAACGACAATTTCCAAAGACAGATGGGGAATTTAGCTAATATGTTCCGTGTGTTCGGTACTGTAGGTTCTAATATGGTTGGTGGATTACTAACTTCATCTTTTAGTATCTTAATACCTGTAATAGCGAGCGTAGTACCTGTAGTATTTGCGCTATTAAACGCTATCAAAGTGTTAACTGGCGGTGTACTTGCTTTAGGTGGTGCGGTAGCAATAGCCGGCGCTGGCTTTGTAGCATTTGGCGCAATGGCTATCAGCGCTATAAAGATGCTTAATGATGGCACTTTACAAGCTAGCTCAGCAACAAACGAATACAAAAAAGCGTTAGATGGCGTAAAGTCAGCATGGACTGATATTATAAAGCAAAATCAATCCGCTATCTTCACAACTCTTGCAAATGGTTTAAATACTGTTAAAACTGCAATGCAGAGCTTACAACCATTTTTTAGTGGTATTTCAAGAGGAATGGAAGAAGCGTCTCAAAGCGTGCTTAAATGGGCTGAAAATAGCAGTGTAGCTTCAAGATTCTTTAATATGATGAATACAACGGGTGTTTCGGTATTTAACAAGCTATTAAGTGCTGCAGGCGGTTTCGGTGACGGATTAGTCAATGTATTCACACAATTAGCGCCACTGTTTCAATGGTCGGCTGATTGGTTGGATAGATTAGGTCAATCTTTCTCTAACTGGGCTAATAGTGCAGCTGGAGAAAATTCGATAACTCGTTTTATTGAATACACAAAAACAAACTTACCTATCATTGGTAATATTTTCAAAAATGTTTTCGTTGGAATTAACAATTTGATGAATGCATTCAGTGGATCATCAACTGGAATCTTCCAATCTCTTGAACAAATGACGGTTAAATTTAGAGAATGGTCTGAACAAGTCGGTCAATCTCAAGGTTTTAAAGACTTTGTCAGTTATATACAAACAAATGGACCACTAATAATGCAATTGATTGGAAACATCGCAAGAGGATTAGTTGCATTCGCAACAGCGATGGCTCCTATAGCTAGTGCAGTATTACGCGTTGCAGTAGCAATAACTGGTTGGATAGCTAACTTGTTTGAGGCGCATCCGGCTACAGCACAATTAGTTGGTGTCATTATAACTTTAGTTGGTGCATTTAGATTTTTAATTGCTCCAATATTAGCGGTAATGGATTTTCTGGGGCCATTAGCAGCAAGATTAGTCGCATTAGTAACTAAGTTTGGTTGGGCTAAAACAGGAACTTTAGTATTAAGTAAGGCAATGACATCATTAAAAGGTCCAATAAAATTAGTTACAGCTATATTCCAATTGTTATTCGGTAAGATTGGATTAATTAGAAATGCTATCACAGGACTAGTAACTGTGTTTGGTATTTTAGGTGGTCCAATAACAATAGTAATTGGTGTAATCGCTGCATTAATAGCTATATTTGTTTTATTGTGGAATAAAAATGAAGGATTCAGAAACTTTATTATAAATGCTTGGAATGCGATAAAAACATTTATGGTTACAGTTTGGAATGTGTTGAAAACTGTAGCTTCGGTTGTATGGAATGCTATTTTAAAAGCTATCACTACAGCAGTATCAAATGTATACAATTTTATAATGATTATTTGGAATCAAATAGTTGCTTATTTGCAAGGGCTATGGAATGGAATTATCGCTATTGCAACAACAGTATGGAACCTTTTAGTTACAATCATCACAACTGTTTTCACGACGATAATGACAATAGTTATGACGATATGGACAGCTATTTGGACATTCTTAAGTACAATCTGGAACACGATAATTACAATCGCTACTACGATTTGGAATTTGTTAGTCACTGTAATAACTACAGTATTTACCACAATTATGACTATCGCAATGACAATTTGGAACGCTATTTGGACGTTCTTACAAACGTTGTGGAACACTATAGTTACTGTGGCAACTAAGGTTTGGAACGCTATCACTACAACTATATCTACTGCGTTACAAGCGGCATGGAGTTTTATTTCTAATATATGGAATACGATTTGGAGTTTCTTATCTGGTATATTAACGACAATTTGGAATAAAGTTGTAAGCATATTCACACAAGTTGTATCAACTATATCAGACAAAATGTCTCAAGCTTGGAACTTCATCGTGACTAAAGGTATGCAATGGGTATCTACTATAACAAGTACGCTAATTAACTTTGTTAATAGAGTTATTCAAGGATTCGTTAATGTTGTAAACAAAGTTAGTCAAGGTATGACAAATGCAGTAAATAAAATAAAAAGCTTTATAGGAGATTTTGTGTCTGCAGGTGCTGATATGATCCGTGGTTTAATTAGAGGTATTGGACAAATGGCTGGTCAATTAGTAGATGCAGCTAAAAATGTTGCTAAGAAAGCTTTAGATGCAGCTAAAAGTGCTTTGGGTATTCACTCACCTTCACGTGAATTCATGGATGTTGGTATGTATTCAATGCTAGGTTTCGTTAAAGGTATAGATAATCATTCAAGTAAAGTTATCCGTAATGTTTCTAATGTTGCAGATAAAGTAGTTGATGCATTTCAACCTACATTAAACGCACCTGACATTTCTAGTATTACAGGAAACTTAAGTAATTTAGGTGGAAATATAAATGCGCAAGTACAACACACACATTCTATTGAAACATCACCGAACATGAAAACTGTTAAAGTTGAATTCGATGTTAATAACGATGCGCTTACTAGTATTGTTAACGGCAGAAATGCTAAACGCAATTCTGAGTATTACTTATAAAGGAGGTTACAAATGGACATAGAATTAACAAAAAAAGATGGTACTGTAATCAAATTAAGTGAATACGGGTTTATCGTTAACGATATAGTAATTGATAGTATGCAAATCAACACAAAGTATCAAGATAAAGAAAATATGAACGGTCGTATATTAATGGGGAGCAATTATATCAGTAGAGATATAGTTGTTCCTTGTTTTTGTGTGGTAAAAAATCGTTCAGACATTGCTTATATGCGAGATATGTTGTATTCGTTAACGACAGACATAGAACCTATGTATTTGCGAGAAATAAGAAGAAAAGAAGAGTTGAATTACAGGTTTACGCAACCAACTTCTGATGATTACGTGAAATTAGATAAAAACAACTTCCCGGATTATGAATATTCAAGACACGATCAACAAATTTATGTAAATGGTAAACAGTATAAAGTTATTTTTAACGGAGTTATAAACCCTAAACAAAAAGGTAATAAAGTTTCTTTTGAACTAAAATTCGAAACTACAGAATTACCATACGGTGAAAGTATTGGAACAAGCCTAGAGTTAGAAGAAAACAAAAAGGTTGGATTGTGGTCGTTTGATTTTAATATTGATTGGCATGCAGGCGGAGACAAAAGAAAGTATACATTTGAAAATTTGAGCAAAGGTACAGTTTACTATCATGGTAGTGCTCCTAACGACCAATTCAACATGTATAAAAAGATAACAATTATTTTAGGCGAAGATACAGAATCGTTTGTATGGAATTTAACGCATGCTGAAATAATGAAAATCGAAGGGATCAAACTAAAAGCTGGAGACAGAATTGTTTATGATAGCTTCCGAGTTTATAAAAACGGTGTTGAAATAAGTACCGAAACGAATATAGCCCAACCAAAATTTAAATACGGAGCTAATAAATTTGAGTTTAATCAAACGGTACAAAAAGTTCAGTTTGATTTGAAATTTTATTATAAGTAGGTGTCAGAATGACAATAACTATTAAACCACCTAAAGGTAATGGCGCACCTGTACCAGTAGAAACAACTTTAGTAAAAAAAGTTAACGCTGACGGTGTATTAACTTTTGATATTCTAGAAAACAAATATACTTATGAAGTTATTAACGCTATAGGGAAAAGATGGATTGTTAGTCATGTCGAAGGTGAAAACGACAAGAAAGAATATGTAATAACTGTCATTGATAGGAAATCAGAAGGCGACAGACAACTGGTTGAATGTACTGCTAGAGAGATTCCTATAGACAAGTTAATGATTGATAGGATTTATGTTAATGTAACAGGATCTTTTACAGTAGAAAGATATTTTAACATTGTGTTTCAAGGTACTGGAATGCTTTTTGAAGTCGAAGGTAAGGTTAAGTCTTCGAAGTTTGAAAATGGTGGCGAAGGCGATACAAGGTTAGAAATGTTTAAAAAGGGATTAGAACATTTCGGTTTAGAATATAAAATAACGTATGACAAAAAGAAAGACAGATATAAGTTTGTATTGACGCCTTTTGCAAATCAAAAAGCGTCTTATTTTATTTCTGACGAAGTCAACGCCAACGCTATAAAACTCGAGGAAGATGCAAGTGATTTCGCCACCTTCATTAGAGGATATGGTAATTATTCAGGAGAAGAAACATTCGAACACGCTGGGCTCGTAATGGAAGCTAGAAGTGCATTAGCTGAAATATACGGCGACATCCACGCAGAACCATTTAAAGATGGTAAAGTGACTGACCAAGAAACTATGGATAAAGAATTACAATCGAGATTGAAAAAGTCGTTAAAACAATCTTTGTCTTTGGACTTTTTGGTGTTAAGAGAATCATATCCAGAAGCAGACCCACAACCCGGAGACATAGTACAAATAAAATCTACCAAACTAGGTTTGAATGATTTAGTCCGTATAGTACAAGTTAAAACGATTAGGGGTATAAACAATGTAATTGTTAAGCAAGATGTAACTCTTGGTGAGTTTAATCGAGAACAACGATATATGAAAAAAGTTAATACTGCAGCTAACTATGTTTCTGGATTAAATGATGTTAATCTTTCCAATCCTAGTAAAGCGGCAGAAAACTTAAAATCTAAAGTTGCATCAATAGCTAAATCAACACTCGATTTGATGAGTAGAACTGATTTGATTGAAGATAAACAACAGAAGGTAAGCTCTAAAACTGTGACTACATCTGACGGCACTATCGTTCATGATTTTATAGATAAATCAAACATTAAAGATGTAAAAACGATTGGAACGATTGGCGATTCTGTAGCTAGAGGATCACATGCGAAAACTAATTTCACAGAAATGTTAGGCAAGAAGTTAAAAGCTAAAACGACCAACCTTGCAAGAGGTGGCGCAACAATGGCAACAGTTCCAATAGGTAAAGAAGCGGTAGAAAACAGCATTTATAGACAAGCAGAGCAAATAAGAGGAGACCTAATCATATTACAAGGTACAGATGATGACTGGTTACATGGTTATTGGGCAGGCGTACCGATAGGCACTGATAAAACGGATACTAAAACGTTTTATGGTGCCTTTTGTTCTGCAATTGAAGTTATCCGGAAAAATAATCCGGCTTCAAAAATACTTGTTATGACAGCTACAAGACAATGTCCTATGAGTGGCACAACGATACGTCGTAAAGATACGGATAAAAACAAACTAGGGTTAACGTTAGAGGATTATGTCAATGCTCAGATATTGGCTTGTAGTGAATTAGATGTGCCAGTATATGACGCTTATCACACAGATTATTTCAAACCATATAATCCAGCATTTAGAAAATCTAGCATGCCTGATGGATTACATCCTAATGAAAGAGGTCATGAAGTTATTATGTATGAGCTTATTAAAAATTATTATCAGTTTTATGGATAGTAAAGGAGGAAAACATGAGTAATAAACTAATTACAGATTTAAGTAGAGTTTTCGATTACAGATATGTAGATGAAAATGAGTATAATTTCAAGCTTATTTCAGACATGCTGACTGATTTTAATTTCTCTCTTGAATATCATAGAAATAAAGAGGTATTTGCACATAATGGAGAGCAAATAAAGTATGAACATTTAAATGTCACAAGTAGCGTCTCTGATTTTTTAACGTATCTAAACGGCCGTTTCAGCAATATGGTACTAGGTCATAACGGCGACGGTATCAACGAAGTAAAAGACGCGCGTGTTGATAATACTGGTTATGATCATAAGACATTGCAAGATCGTTTGTATCATGATTATTCAACACTAGATGCTTTCACTAAAAAGGTTGAGAAAGCTGTAGATGAACACTATAAAGAATATCAAGCGACAGAATACCGATTTGAACCAAAAGAGCAAGAACCGGAATTCATCACAGATTTATCGCCATATACTAACGCAGTAATGCAATCATTTTGGGTAGACCCTAGAACAAAAATTATTTACATGACACAAGCGCGTCCAGGCAATCATTACATGTTATCTAGATTGAAGCCTAACGGACAATTTATTGATAGACTGCTAGTTAAAAATGGCGGACACGGCACACACAACGCCTATAGATATATCGGCAATGAGTTGTGGATTTATTCAGCAGTGTTAGACGCTAACAACAATAACAAGTTTGTACGCTTTAAATACAGAAGCGGAGAAATGACGTATGGCAACGAAATGCAAGACGTTATGCCAAATGTATTTAACGATAGATATACGTCAGCAATTTATAATCCTATAGAAAACTTAATGGTTTTTAGACGTGAATATAAAACTTCTGAACAACAAGCTAAGAACGCATTAAATTTTGTTGAAGTAAGAAGTGCTGACGATATTGATAAAGGTATAGACAAAGTACTGTACCAAATGGATATCCCTATGCAATACACATCAGGTACGCAACCTATGCAAGGTATTGCTTATGATGCAGGTATCTTATATTGGTACACTGGCGATTCAAATCCAGCTAACCCTAATTACTTACAAGGCTTCGATATCAAAACGAAAGAATTGTTATTTAAACGTCGTATCGATATAGGCGGTGTGAATAACAACTTTAAAGGAGATTTCCAAGAGGCTGAGGGTCTAGATATGTATTACGATTTAGAAACAGGACGCAAAGCGCTTTTAATCGGGGTAACTATTGGACCTGGTAACAACAGACACCACTCAATTTATTCAATTGGTCAAAGAGGTGTAAACCAATTCTTAAAAAACATCGCACCTCAAGTATCAATGACTGATTCAGGTGGACGTGTTAAACCGTTACCAGTGCAAAACCCAGCATATCTAAGTGATATTACGGAAGTTGGTCATTACTATATCTATACGCAAGACACACAAAATGCGTTAGATTTCCCGTTACCGAAAGCGTTTAGAGATGCAGGTTGGTTCTTTGATGTACTGCCTGGTCATTATAATGGTGCGTTAAGACAAGTACTAACTAGAAACAGCACAGGTAGAAATATGCTCAAATTTGAACGTGTTATCGACATCTTTAACAAGAAAAACAACGGTTCATGGAATTTCAACCCACAAAGTGCTGGTTATTGGGAACATATCCCTAAGAGTATTACAAAATTATCAGATTTAAAAATCGTTGGTTTAGATTTCTATATCACTACTGAAGAATCAAACCGATTTACTGATTTTCCTAAAGACTTTAAAGGTATTGCAGGTTGGATATTAGAAGTAAAATCGAATACACCAGGTAATACAACACAAGTATTAAGACGTAATAACTTCCCGTCTGCACATCAATTTTTAGTTAGAAACTTTGGTACTGGTGGCGTTGGTAAATGGAGTTTATTCGAAGGAAAGGTGGTTGAATAATGGTAGTAGATAATTTTTCGAAAGATGATAACTTAATCGAGTTACAAACAACATCACAATATAATCCGGTTATTGACACAAACATCAGTTTCTATGAATCAGATAGAGGAACTGGTGTTTTAAATTTTGCAGTAACTAAGAATAATAAGCCGTTATCAATCAGCAAACATAATGCGATGACTAGTATTGTGCTTAAGACGGATAACTTCGACGATGAACACGGCGCTTATATTAGTGATGAACTTACAATTGTTGATGCAATTAACGGACGAATGCAATACGTTATCCCGAATGAGTTCTTAAAATACACTGGACGCGTACATGCGCAAGCATATTTTACTCAAAACGGTAGCAATAACGTAATTGTAGAACGTCAATTTAACTTCAATATCCAGAATGATCTAATTAGTAATTTTGACGGTAAAACAAAGCTAGTTTATATCAAATCAATTCAGGACTTAACAGAAAGTGTTAAAGAAGAAGTTGAGGACTTAAAGAAAAGTTTGAGTGATACAAAATCGTTGGTTACTGAAATTGATAGTCGTATTAATCAAGGTATTCAAAGATTAGAAATCAAACAAAATGAAGCGGTACAGATGATTACAGCAACACAAGACAAAGCCGTTCAATATATAAATAGCAAGTTCCAGAAAATTGTTGATAAAGAGCAAGCGATTTTTGAACGTGTTAACGAAGTTGAACAACAAATCAATGGCGCTGACCTTGTTAAAGGTAATTCAACAACAAATTGGCAAAAGTCTAAACTTACTGATGATTACGGTAAAGCGATCGAATCATCTGAACAGTCAATAGAAGCTGTTTTAAGACACGCTAACTCATCTATGATTATTCATATTACTAATGCAAAAGATGCGCCAGAAAAGGCGGATATAGGCACGTTAGAGAAGCCCGGACAAGATGGTGTTGATGACGGTTCTTCGTTCGATGAATCAACTTATACATCAAGCAAATCTGGTGTGTTAGTTGTTTATGTTGTTGATAATAATACAGCTCGTGCTACATGGTATCCAGACGATTCAAATGATGAGTACACAAAATATAAAATCGGTGGCACATGGTATCAGTTCTATAAAAAAGTTGACGAAGAATTAACGAAGAAATTTGTTGAAGAAACGTCTAACAACGCTTTAAATCAAGCTAAGCAGTATGTAGATGATAAATTCGGAACAACGAGCTGGCAACAACATAAGATGACAGAGGCGAATGGCCAATCAATACAAGTTAACTTGAATAATGCGCAAGGCGATTTGGGATATTTAACTGCTGGTAATTACTATGCAACAAGAGTGCCGGATTTACCAGGTATTGTTGAAAGTTACGAAGGCTACTTATCAGTATTTGTTAAAGATGATGCAAATAAGTTATTCAACTTCACACCTTCAAACTCTAAAAAAGTTTATACACGATCAATCACCAATGGTCGATTAGATTCACAATGGGCTACACCTAACGAACATAAAACAGCCGTGTTATTCGACGGTGCTGCAAACGGTGTAGGAACAAGGATTAATTTAACCGAAGCTTATACAAATTATGCAATTCTATTCATAAGCGGTACTTATCCAGGTGGTGTTATTGAAGCATTCAGTTTAACCTCTATACCAAATGCGATTCAATTAAGTAAAACAAATGTAGTTGACTCAGACGGTAACGGTGGTGGTAGTTATGAATGCTTAATAACTAAAGAAAGTGGTACGACGTTAAAAATCGATAACGATGTGTACCTTGATTTAGGCAGTAAAACAGGTTCTGGTGCTAATGCAAACAGAGTTACGATAAATAAAATTGTGGGGTGGAAATAATGAAAATCACAGTAAACGATAAAAACGAAGTTATCGGATACGTTAATACTGGCGGATTACGCAATAGTTTAGATGTAGATGATAACAATGTGCCTATTAAATTTAAAGAAGAGTTCGAACCTAGAAAGTTTGTTTTCACTAACGGCGAAATTAAATACAATAGCAATTTCGAAAAAGAAGACGTACCGAATGCATCAAACCAACAAAGTGAATCAGATTTGAGTGATGAAGAACTTCGCGGAATGGTTGCAAGTATGCAAATGCAGGTGACGCAAGTAAACATTTTGGCGATGGAATTAAAGCAACAAAACGCTATGTTAACACAACAGTTGACTGAACTAAAAGCTGGTAAAACAAATACAGAGGAGGACGTTTAAATGGAGAAAATTAAGATGATTTATCCAACTTTCAAGGACATTAAAACTTTTTATGTGTGGGGTTGCTATAAAAATGACCAAATTAAGTGGTACGTAGACATGGGTGTAATCGACAAAGAAGAATATGCATTGATCACTGGAGAAAAATATCCAGAAACAAAAGATGAAAAGTCACAGGTGTAATGCTTGTGGCTTTTTAATTTAACAAAAAGTAGGTGGCGTAATGTTTGGTTTTACCAAACGACATGAACAAGATTGGCGTTTAACGCGATTAGAAGAAAATGATAAGACTATGTTTGAAAAATTCGACAGAATAGAAGACAGTCTGAGAACGCAAGAAAAAATTTATGACAAGTTAGATAGAAATTTCGAAGAATTAAGGCGCGATAAGATTGAAGATGAAAAAAATAAAAAGAAAAATGCTAAAAACATCAGAGATATCAAGATGTGGATTCTCGGTTTGATAGGGACTATCTTTAGTACGATTGTCATAGCTTTACTAAGAACTATTTTTGGTATTTAAAGGAGGTGATTACCATGCTTAAAGGGATTTTAGGATATAGCTTCTGGGCGTGCTTCTGGTTTGGTAAATGTAAATAACAGTTAAGAGTCAGTGCTTCGGCACTGGCTTTTTATTTTGATTGAAATGAGGTGCATACATGGGATTACCTAATCCGAAAAATAGAAAGCCCACAGCTAGTGAAGTGGTTGAATGGGCGTTATATATCGCTAAAAACAAAATAGCTATTGATGTACCTGGTTCTGGAATGGGAGCACAATGCTGGGATTTACCTAATTATTTACTCGATAAATATTGGGGGTTTAGAACATGGGGAAATGCTGATGCTATGGCTCAGAAATCTAATTATAGAGGTAGAGATTTCAAGATAATTAGAAATACAAAAGATTTTGTACCACAACCAGGCGACTGGGGTGTTTGGACTGGTGGTTGGGCAGGACATGTAAACATTGTAGTGGGACCATGCACAAAAGACTATTGGTATGGTGTGGATCAAAACTGGTATACAAATAATGCAACAGGAAGTCCGCCGTATAAAATCAAACACTCTTATCATGATGGACCAGGTGGAGGTGTTAAATATTTTGTTAGACCTCCATATCATCCAGACAAAACTACACCAGCACCTAAACCGGAAGATGATAGTGATGATAACGAAAAAAATAATAAAAAAGTTCCAATTTGGAAAGATGTAACAACTATAAAGTACACAATTTCTAGCCAAGAAGTTAATTATCCAGAATATATTTATCACTTTATAGTAGAGGGTAATCGACGACTCGAAAAACCTAAAGGGATAATGATTAGAAACGCTCAAACAATGAGCTCGGTAGAAAGTTTATATAACAGTAGAAAGAAATATAAGCAAGATGTAGAATATCCACACTTTTATGTTGATAGACATAATATTTGGGCTCCTAGAAGAGCCGTATTTGAAGTTCCTAATGAAGCTGATTATATAGTTATAGACGTATGTGAAGATTATAGTGCGAGTAAAAACGAATTTATTTTTAACGAGATTCACGCAATGGTTGTAGCTGTAGATATGATGATCAAATATGAGATACCTCTAAGTATTGAGAATTTAAAAGTAGACGATAGTATTTGGCGTTCAATGTTGGAACATGTTAATTGGAATATGATTGACAACGGTGTTCCCCCTAAAGATAAATACGAAGCATTAGAAAAGGCATTACTTAATATATTTAAAAACAGAGAAAAATTATTAAATTCTATAACTAAACCAACAGTAACAAAATCTAGAATAAAAGTTATGGTAGATAATAAAAACGCTGATATAGCGAATGTAAGAGACTCATCACCAACAGCTAATAATGGCTCGGCATCTAAACAACCGCAGATCATAACAGAAACGAGTCCTTATACATTCAAACAAGCACTGGATAAACAAATGGCAAGAGGTAACCCGAAAAAATCTCATACATGGGGCTGGGCTAATGCAACACGAGCACAAACGAGCTCAGCGATGAATGTAAAGCGTATATGGGAAAGTAACACACAATGCTACCAAATGCTTAATTTAGGCAAGTATCAAGGTGTTTCAGTTAGCGCACTTAATAAGATACTTAAAGGTAAGGGAACATTGAATAATCAAGGTAAAGCGTTCGCAGAAGCTTGTAAAAAGCACAACATTAATGAAATTTATTTAATCGCGCATGCTTTCTTAGAAAGTGGATATGGAACAAGTAACTTCGCTAACGGAAAAGATGGAGTATACAACTACTTCGGCATTGGCGCTTACGACAACAATCCTAACTACGCAATGACGTTTGCAAGGAATAAAGGTTGGACATCTCCAGCAAAAGCAATCATGGGCGGTGCTAGCTTCGTAAGAAAAGATTACATCAACAAAGGACAAAACACATTGTATCGAATTAGATGGAATCCTAAGAATCCAGCTACCCACCAATACGCTACTGCTATAGAGTGGTGCCAACATCAAGCAAGTACAATCGCTAAGTTATATAAACAAATCGGCTTAAAAGGTATCTACTTCACAAGGGATAAATATAAATAAAGAGGTGTGTAAATGTACAAAATAAAAGATGTTGAAACGAGAATAAAAAATGATGGTGTTGACTTAGGTGACATTGGCTGTCAATTTTACACTGAAGATGAAAATACAGCATCTATAAGAATAGGTATCAATGACAAACAAGGTCGTATCGATCTAAAAGCACATGGCTTAACACCTAGATTACATTTGTTTATGGAAGATGGCTCTATATTCAAAAATGAGCCCCTTATTATCGACGATGTTGTAAAAGGATTCATTACCTACAAGATACCTAAAAAGGTTATCAAACACGCTGGTTATGTTCGCTGTAAGCTGTTTTTAGAGAAAGAAGAAGAAAAAATACATGTCGCGAACTTTTCTTTCAATATCGTTGATAGTGGCATTGAATCTGCTGTAGCAAAAGAAATCGATGTTAAATTGGTAGATGATGCTATTACGAGAATCTTAAAAGATAACGCGACAGATTTATTGAGCAAAGACTTTAAAGAAAAATAGATAAAGATGTTATTTCTTACATCGAAAAGAATGAAAGTAGATTTAAAGGTGCGAAAGGTGATAAAGGCGAACCGGGACAACCTGGTGCAAAAGGTGAAGCAGGTAAAAAAGGAGAACAAGGCGCACCCGGTAAAAACGGTACTGTAGTATCAATCAATCCTGACACTAAAATGTGGCAAATTGATGGTAAAGATACAGATATCAAAGCAGAACCTGAGTTATTGGATAAAATCAATATCGCAAATGTTGAAGGGTTAGAAGATAAATTGCAAGAAGTTGAAAAAATCAAAGATACAACTCTCAACGACTCTAAAACGTATACGGATACAAAAATTGCTGAACTAGTTGATAGCGCGCCTGAATCTATGAATACATTAAGAGAATTAGCAGAAGCAATACAAAACAACTCTATTTCAGAAAGTGTATTGCAACAGATTGGCTCAAAAGTTAGTACAGAAGATTTTGAGGGATTCAAGCAATCATTAAACAGTTTGTATGCAGATAAAAATCATAGTCATACAATCAAACAGATTGAAGGATTAGAAAATGCTTTATCAAAAAAATCAGACATAAATCACAGTCATGATGAACGTTATCTTTTATCATCAAATGCTTTTACAAAAGAGGAAGCAGATAAACTTTATCAACCTATCGGTTCTTCGCAGCCGTCACTGAATATTTGGACAGGCAGTGAAACAGAATATAATTATTTGTATCAAAAAGACCCTAATACACTTTATTTAATTAAGGGGTGATTTTTATGGAAGGTAATTTTAAAAATGTAAAGAAGCTTATTTACGAAGGCGAAGAATATACAAAAGTATATGCTGGAAATATCCAAGTATGGAAAAAGCCTTCGTCTTTTGTAATAAAACCCTTACCTAAAAATAAATATCCGGATAGCATAGAAGAATCAACAGCAAAATGGACAATAAACGGAGTTGAACCTAATAAAAGTTATCAGGTGACAATAGAAAATGTACGTAGCGGTATAATGAGGGTTTCGCAAACTAATTTAGGTTCAAGTGATTTAGGAATATCAGGAGTCAATAGCGGAGTTGCAAGTAAAAATATCAACTTTAGTAATCCTTCAGGGATGTTGTATGTCACTATAAGTGATGTTTATTCAGGATCTCCAACATTGACCATTGAATAATTTTAAACGACTAATTTTTTAGTCGTTTTTTATTTTGGATAAAAGGAGCAAACAAATGGATATTAACTGGAAATTGAGATTCAAAAACAAAGCAGTACTAACTGGTTTAGTTGGAGCATTGTTGTTATTTATCAAGCAAGTCACGGATTTATTCGGATTAGATTTATCTACTCAATTAAATCAAGCTAGCGCAATTATAGGCGCTATCCTCACGTTACTTACAGGTATTGGCGTTATTACTGACCCAACGTCAAAAGGCGTCTCAGATTCATCTATAGCACAGACATATCAAGCGCCTAGAGATAGCAATAAAGAAGAACAACAAGTTACGTGGAAATCATCACAAGACAGCAGTTTAACGCCGGAATTAAGCACGAAAGCACCAAAAGAATATGATACATCACAACCTTTCACAGACGCCTCTAACGATGTTGGCTTTGATGTGAATGAGTATCATCATGGAGGTGGCGACAATGCAAGCAAAATTAACTAAAAAAGAGTTTATAGAGTGGTTGAAAACTTCTGAGGGAAAACAATTCAATGTGGACTTATGGTATGCATTTCAATGCTTTGATTATGCTAATGCTGGTTGGAAAGCTTTGTTTGGATTACTCCTAAAAGGTGTAGGCGCAAAAGATATTCCGTTCGCTAACAACTTCGACGGATTAGCTACTGTATACCAAAATACACCGGACTTCTTAGCACAACCTGGCGACATGGTGGTATTCGGTAGCAACTACGGTGCTGGATATGGTCACGTTGCATGGGTAATTGAAGCAACTTTAGATTACATCATTGTATATGAGCAGAATTGGCTAGGCGGTGGCTGGACTGACGGAATCGAACAACCCGGCTGGGGTTGGGAAAAAGTTACAAGACGACAACATGCTTATGATTTCCCTATGTGGTTTATCCGTCCGAATTTTAAAAGTGAGACAGCGCCACGATCAGTTCAATCTCCTACACAAGCACCTAAAAAAGAAACAGCTAAGCCACAACCTAAAGCAGTAGAACTTAAAATCATCAAAGATGTGGTTAAAGGTTATGACCTACCTAAGCGTGGTAGTAACCCTAAAGGTATAGTTATACACAACGACGCAGGGAGCAAAGGGGCGACTGCTGAAGCATATCGTAACGGATTAGTAAATGCACCTTTATCAAGATTAGAAGCGGGCATTGCGCATAGTTACGTATCAGGCAACACAGTTTGGCAAGCCTTAGATGAATCACAAGTAGGTTGGCATACCGCTAATCAAATAGGTAATAAATATTATTACGGTATTGAAGTATGTCAATCAATGGGCGCAGATAACGCGACATTCTTAAAAAATGAACAGGCAACTTTCCAAGAATGCGCTAGATTGTTGAAAAAATGGAGATTACCAGCAAACAGAAATACAATCAGATTGCACAATGAATTTACTTCAACATCATGCCCTCATAGAAGTTCGGTTTTACACACTGGTTTTGACCCAGTAACTCGCGGTCTATTGCCAGAAGACAAGCGGTTGCAACTTAAAGACTACTTTATCAAGCAGATTAGGGCGTACATGGATGGTAAAATACCGGTTGCCACTGTCTCTAATGAGTCAAGCGCTTCAAGTAATACAGTTAAACCAGTTGCAAGTGCATGGAAACGTAATAAATATGGTACTTACTACATGGAAGAAAGTGCTAGATTCACAAACGGTAATCAACCAATCACAGTAAGAAAAGTGGGGCCATTCTTATCTTGTCCAGTGGGTTATCAGTTCCAACCTGGTGGGTATTGTGATTATACAGAAGTGATGTTACAAGATGGTCATGTTTGGGTAGGATATACATGGGAGGGGCAACGTTATTACTTGCCTATTAGAACATGGAATGGTTCTGCCCCACCTAATCAGATATTAGGTGACTTATGGGGAGAAATCAGTTAG